GCCAGACTGGTGACCACCGCCATCACCGCAGACACGGAGCACCGTTTCAGCGGCCTGCCGCTCGGGGAATACACCCTGACGGTGCGGGCGATAAACAGCTATGGCCAGCAGGGTGAACCTGCCACCACCACCTTCCGGATTACCGCACCGGCAGCACCGTCGCGGATTGAGCTGACACCGGGCTATTTTCAGATAACAGCGGTCCCGCGTCTTGCGGTGTATGACCCGACGGTACAGTTTGAGTTCTGGTTTTCGGAGACAAAAATCGCAGACATATCTCAGGTGGAAACCTCTGCCCGTTATCTGGGGACCGGCAGTCAGTGGAGTGTATCCGGCCCGCACATTAAGCCCGGGAAGGATTTCTGGTTTTACGTGCGCAGCGTCAACCTGGTGGGGAAATCTGCGTATGTGGAAGTCAGCGGGCAGCCCAGCAATGATGGTGAAGGGTATCTGGAATTTTTCCGGGAAAAAATAGGAAAACTGCATCTGGCTCAGGGGCTATGGGAGCTGATAGACAACAGCCAGCTTGCAGATGAGATGGCGGAGATGAAGACCACCATCACCGAAACCCGCAATGAAATCACACAGACGGTCAGTAAAACGCTGGAAGACCAGAGCGCCACCATTCAGCAGATACAGCGCGTGCAGAAGGACACAAATGATGACCTGGCTGCGCTGTACATGCTGAAGGTTCAAAAAACGAAAGACGGCATTCCCTATGTGGCCGGTATTGGAGCGGGGATTGAGGATACTGATGGCCAGCCCCTGAGCAACATACTGCTGCTGGCTGACCGTATTGCGATGATTAACCCGGAGGACGGCAACACCACGCCGTTATTTGTGGCGCAGGGGAATCAGTTGTTCATGAACGATGTGTTCCTGAAGCGGCTGTTTGCGGTGAGTATCACCTCGTCCGGCAATCCCCCGACGTTTTCCCTGACGCCGGAAGGGAAGCTGACAGCCAGGAACGCGGATATCAGCGGAGCAATTACCGCGAATACCGGCACGCTCAATAATGTCACCATTAACGAGAACTGTGTCATCAGAGGGAAACTGTCTGCAAACCAGATTGAAGGCGACCTGGTGAAGACGGTGGGGAAAGCCTTTCCCCGGAATAACAGTTATGCCAGCGGGACGGTAACCGTCACAGTTTACGATGACCAGGGCTTCGACCGGCAGATTATCATTCCCCCGGTGCTGTTTCGCGGGACGAAACACCAGAATTTCAACAGCCCGAATCAGCAGTCGTACTGGTATTCCACCTGTAAGCTGCAGGTGCTGAAGAACGGGGTTGAGATTTTCCATGAACCGGCAACGGATGTCAGCCGGGTGTTCTCATCGGTGATAGATATGCCGGCAGGGCGGGGTCATGTCACCCTGACGTTTAATGTGTCGTCGGCCGGTGCGAACAACTGGACGCCGACAACGTACATCAGTGATTTACTGGTTGTGGTCATGAAAAAATCCACAGCAGGGATCAGTATCAGCTGACGGTTTATTAACCCGGACGGGCACCTCAGGAGGTGCCTTTTTTATTGACTGAAAACAAAGAGGTAATCATGCGGCATTTATACGCAACGATATTATTGTTTACTACCCTGCTGGCAGGAATTGCCCTTCCTGCACAGGCTGAAACCGGACACGGTGCATTTTCTGTGGGGTACACACAGGTGCACCCGGACGGTACGCCGGGGCTTTCCGGTACCGGCATCAGGGCCGGCGATCTGAAAGGGATTAATGTGAAATACCGTTATGAGTTCACGGATCACCTGGGCGGCATTGTCGCGCTGAGTTATGCATCGGTGAAGAAAAGTGACACGATGAAGACGGGTGAAAATACCTTCCATTATGAAAGCCTGCGCGGTCGTTATGTCAGTCTGATGGCCGGCCCTGTCTGGCAGCTCAGTGAGCGGGTCAGTCTCTATGGCATGGCCGGGATGGCGTACACCCGCTGGTCTGACAGTGTTCAGGATTACCGGCGTGATGAAGTGAAACCGGGGTATGTGAAGGAGACCACCACCGCCAGTGATGGTCATACTGCGCGTCATCTGTCGCCGGCCTGGAATGCCGGGATTCAGTTCAGTCCCGTAGAGACGGTGGTTATTGACCTTGCTTATGAAGGCTCCGGCAGTGGCGACTGGCGCACTGACGGTTTCATTGTGGGGGTCGGTTATAAATTCTGATTAGACAGGTAACACAGAGTTATGACAGCCCGCCGGTTCTGGTGGGCGTTTTTGTGGGGTGAATATGGCAGTAAAGATTTCAGGTGTACTGAAAGACGGCACAGGAAAACCGGTAGAGAACTGCACCATTCAACTGAAAGCCAGACGGACCAGCAGCACGGTGGTGGTGAACACGGTGGCCTCTGAAAATCCGGATGAAGCCGGTCGTTACAGCATGGACGTTGAGTACGGTCAGTACAGCGTCATTCTGTTGGTGGAAGGATTCCCGCCGTCACATGCCGGGACCATCACCGTGTATGAAGATTCTCAACCCGGTACGCTGAATGATTTTCTCGGTGCCATGTCGGAGGATGACGTCCGGCCGGAGGCACTGCGTCGTTTTGAACTGATGGTGGAAGAAGCGGCGCGTCACGCTGAGGAGGCGAAGAAGAATGCCGGAGAGGCGGAGACGTCCGCGAGGAATGCCGGCATATCAGCCAGTCAGGCAGAAGAGAGCGCTGCAAATGCTGACACTTCAGCAGGGGATGCATCGGAGTCAGCCCGGCAGGCGGCAGAAAGTGCAGCCTCTGCAAAGAAGTCAGAGGAAGCGTCCTCGTCCTCAGCCTCTGAGGCCGCTCAAAAAGCCAGTGAGTCATTACAAAGTGCAACAGATGCCGAGTTGTCAAAAAAGACGGCAGAAAGTGCAGCCGGTAATGCATCCAGAGACGCAACGACAGCAACAGAAAAAGCCCGGGAGTCAGCAGAAAGCGCACAGTCAGCGGAACAAAGCAGGATAGCGGCGGAAGAAGCCGTAAACAGAATCCCCACCGTGGTGGGGCCTCCCGGACCAAAGGGGGAACCGGGTCCCGCGGGTCCTCAGGGGCCGAAGGGAGATAAAGGAGAGCGTGGAGACACCGGTCCGGCAGGGGCAACCGGTGAACGGGGGCCGACAGGTGATGCTGGTCCGGCAGGCCCGCAGGGGCCGAAAGGTGACAGGGGAGAGCGGGGAGAGACCGGTCTGACGGGAGATGCAGGTCCACAGGGTCCAAAGGGAGATACCGGTACGGCAGGCCCGGCAGGCCCACAGGGACCGAAAGGAGAAACAGGTGCGGCTGGCCCGGTAGGGGCAACCGGACCTCAGGGACCAAAGGGCGACCCGGGGGAGACGCAAATACGGTTCCGTCTGGGGCCGGGAAACATTATTGAGACAAACAGCAATGGCTGGTTCCCGGATACAGATGGTGCGCTCATCACCGGACTGACCTTTCTTGACCCCAAAGATGCCACACGGGTTCAGGGGTTTTTTCAGCATTTGCAGGTCAGGTTTGGTGACGGGCCATGGCAGGATGTTAAGGGACTGGATGAAGTGGGCAGTGATACAGGCAGAACAGGAGAATGACATGAACATACTAAAAAAACTTATGCAGCGTCTGTGCGGTTGCGGAAAGCATGATGACCGTGAAAACGGGGAGTTACTTACAGCACAGCTGCGACTGGGACCGGCAGGCATTCTGGAGTCCGATGAGAATGGCATTATCCCGGAGCAGGACAGGGTAATCACGCAGGTGGTGATACTGGATGCGGATAAAAAGCAGATACAGTGCGTGGTAAGACCGCTGCAAATTCTGCGTGCTGACGGGAGGTGGGAAAATATTGGCGGGATGAAATAGCCCGACAGCTTCACAAAAACCGGAGTCCGGCTCCGGTTTTTTGTTGGTTAGATGTAATCTGACAGATACCTGTATAAATAACCGGTAACTGTCAGGTCAGAGCTAATACAGGTAATTATATTATAATCACGAGCGCTTAGATGTATTAATGCCATGCTCTGCAAGATGCTGCATCAGACGCTGAGCCACATCAGGCAGAGGTCTTGATTGTTCATTTTGTACCGGCGGCGTTGGCGCAGGCCAGTTAGGTGCCGGAGGAATATGTTCAGCCATATTCCGGGCTGGTTGAATGCCATGCTTTGCAAGATGCTGCACCAGACGCTGAGCCACATCAGGCAGAGGTCTTGATTGTTCATTTTGTACTGGCGGCGTTGGCGCAGGCCAGTTAGGTGCCGGAGGAATATGTTCAGCCATATTCCGGGCTGGTTGAATGCCATGCTCTGCAAGATGCTGCAT